TTAAGAAATCATACTCTGGTTTTGTTCTAGCCATAGGTCCACTCTCTGATATGTTTTTACCCTTAAGCTGTAACTGTGCAGTTGTAAAAGAAGTTTCTAAATCATAAATATCTAAACCAAGTAACCTAACAACATCCAATGTAGCTTCATAATCTGCTTGTTTGCTACCCATAGTGAGAGCATATTGTTCTCTTAAGTCTTGATAAAAACCATGTACAACTGATAACTCAACAAAACTGTTCCATACAACACCAGATACTTCTTGTGTACTTCCGTACCATTCATTAAAAGTATCGTTGTCTGCATCTATACGATATAACACATTAAGTTTTGGTACTAATGGGTTGATGTTTCTATCCCAGGCTTTTAACTGGTATATGTTATCTCGTATAATTGCAGCTGTATCGAATAAAAATTGTGGGTCATCAGATTTATTAGGGTAAAGTTTTGATGCTATTTGTGTTGCTTGTGTAGTAGCAGCTAAATATAAATCTTCATCTATACCAGATACACCTAATTTAGAAGCAACAGAGTTCAACATGTTCTTACCTGTAGCTGGTAAGTTTTCTTCTACAAGTATTTCTCCTAGTATGTCTTTAATATCTCCACTACCCATACTGTCAAACGGCAAACCAAACTGGAAGATAGTTCTTTCTAGTAATCTTCTAATCTCTGGATTATCTCTAGTAACAAATCCTGTTGGTATAGCAACTACTGGTACTAATGGTGGTAACAATCCACCACCAGCTACACCTAATGCTGATATAGGTAAACTTCTTTTAAGTATGATATTACTTTCTGTCAAACTTATATCATCAGTCCAAAGTCCTTCACCTTCTGTTTTAACATAATTTTCTAGTGCTGTTCCACCTACAGGTATAATAAGATACTTCTCACCAAACTTATCCGAATATATATAGTTATTCTCTATACCTTTTCTGTATGCAAATCCTACTTGTGCTCCTGCTCTAGGGTTAGCAGCAGCTAGTTGTGTCCATCTTCCTAACACTTCTCTGTATGCTTCAAAGAAAGGTAGTCCTACTTTGTATGCTTCTGCTAAGTATCCTCTTTCTAACAAGTTGTACAATAATCTGTTGTGTAACTCAAACGCGTAACCAGATGCTGTTTTGTTTAAGTCATTAAATGTCATGTTTCTAACATTGTCAGTTCTTATACCATCTAGGTCTAACATTGTGTGATACTCAATCTCTGTAAACTGTGAGATTACTCCACTCTTTCGTGCATTATTCATAACAAGTTTTCCTGCATTACTATCTACCATTGCAAGTAATCCTGTTTGCTGCATTAGTTCTGCGACATCATCATATTTAGCATTACCCATTTGCAACACTTTTCTTAGTTCTTTGATAGTAGGTGTAGGATTTTCTTTAATTAACTTTTTAAAGTCAGAAGTAATGTTAAAAGTATTTTTACCTGTATCTTTGTGAAACTCTCTTATTGCTCTACTAAATTGCATGTCTTGTGATTTGTCTAGGATACCATCAACTAATACATTCCTTCTTGGTAGTGATGAATAGTATGAACCTATCTTTGTATTTTCATCACCTAATCTAATTCTACCTGCAGTTTCAATACTGTATGCTTTACTTTCTGCATTAGCTAAATTTAAATCTAACACTGTTTGGTTCTTAGATACTGACTGTAATACTCTAGGTGAGTATTTGTTATCTGCGTTATACGCAACAAATGTTACAGCATCATCTGTAACTTGTAATCTTTGTTTAACTACTTTATTCATCACTTCTTCTATTTGCTCGAATGGTACTTCTGCGTCTGTTAAGTTTCTTTTTACTGCAGCTACTAAATCTCCTGGTAAGTTAATTACATTCTCTGGGTCATAGTGTGCATCTAAAACATCTTGTAAAGATTTTCTTGTACCAAACACTAAGTTGCTTTCTAAGAAGTGATAATACGCTTGTTTAAATGTAGGTATTCGTGATAGTGTTGCTTCTGATTGACCGACTGCAAAGAACAACGCATCCATAAATGCACCATACTTAGCTGCAAAACCTTTGACTTCGCTCTTAACACCTGGCACTGTAAAAGGTAAATCTTCTAATACTTCTAACATCATTGGAGTTATATCTTCTTTAATCTTTTTTCTGTTAAATTGTTTAGCTACATCAAGACTTCTAATGTTTGTTCTACCAACTTTACCTTGTGCAATAATATCCATTAAGTCTTGTTGGTTAGCAGTGAAGTTAGATATGGTCATCTTGTGATGTTTAACAAAATCTATAAAGTCTTGTTGTGTAGTTATAACTGGTATAACTTGTGATGATTTATCGACACTTCTAATAGACAATATCTTTCTATTCATATCTTGTATCTCATCCATAAGATATGGTGTTTTTTGTATAATGTCTACAACTTCTTCATCCGTTAAATTCTTTTTCATTGCTTGTGCAACTACTGGCATAAATGGGTCATGTGCCATTTGTGTAATTAGATAATCTGCATACGCTTCTATATAATCATCTTCTAAACCTATCTTTGTAGCAGCACCTTCTGCAACTTCTTCTGCACTGGCATACTTTCTTATATCTTCCCAGTCACCTCTGTTCTTTCTAAAGACACTTGTAAACCTTGGGTCTCTTTCGTACAGGTCTTGTACTTCTGGTAAACCGAACTTAGCGTTATTTTCTTTTAAAGCACCTAATCCTTTTCTAATAAACTCTGGATACTTTTCATCTAATACTTTTGCTGTAGTTCTAAATGGTCCAGTAAGAGCAGTGTATGGTTTAAAGTCTGGGTTTTGTGCTTGTATTAATTTAACCATTGCAGCATTAGGGTCATTCCATATTAGTTTCATATACTCCCATGGGTCTCTAAATATAGAAGACATACCTCTAGCTGCCATTCTTAAGTTGCCATCAGTAGTAATTTTTAATGGGAAAGCTACACGAGTAACTAACTGCATAGGCATCCATACTCTACTAATAAAAGTAAACGCCATATCTGTAGCTTTAAATGGTATAACTTCTGCACCATATTTAAACAGTACACCAGGGTCATCTAGTCCATCTGCAATAACACCTTTAAGTTCATTACCTATTGGTGTAGATGGGTCATAAAAAGTACCTAGCTTTCCTTCATCTACAGATTGTCGTACTGCATCCATGCTTTCTTCAAACCCATTCTTTTTAAATATTTTGTTACGCAATCTTCTACGCATACCTGTATATCTAAGTATTGGTTTTAAATCTGGAACATTAATTGTTAAGTCCATAGCTTGTCCTACCATACCTAGTGCGTGTTGCGTAGCCCATTGTTTATCTGTTTCAGATAGCAATGTATTAGCAAACTGTGCTCTAGCTATAGGGTCTAAACCTTCTTGCATAGCTGCTCTATCATAGAACTTGTTGCTAAGTGCAGGTCTGTATGTCCTACCCTTTTCACCAAATCCTCTAACATCATCTAAGTGGTCAGACATAAATTCTTTTATTTCATTGTCTGCTACACCAAATGTATATCTAAGTTGTAATGCTCCTTCTGTTTTTATTAGCTCATCATAGAATACAGCTTGTGCTCCTCTGTAATCTTTTGCTTGTATGTTGTCATGAAACTTAATAAGCAAATCATCTATTTTATTTTCTGGTATAGAAAACATATAACCTGTTTTAACAAATGTATCTACAGCTCTATCTACTTCTGTTAGGTATGCCCATGGTCTTGATGGTAGTCTTACATCTGTACCACCAAAAATATCTTTAAAACTTGACTGGAGTGTACGAACTGGATTACCAGATTTTCTACCACCACCACGCATATATGTTGCTTGATACTGGTCATCAGTCATAGCTGCATATAAGTTATCTAAAAAGTTATCATTCAATACTTTGGCTTGTATATGGAAATCATTAGCCTGTGTTAAGTTGTTGCCTTTAAAACGAATATCAGATATAACGCCACCAGTTAAACTATCTTTAATTACATCAAATACTTTGTCTGGATTATCAACAACTTCTTTTGCCATACTTGCACTGAAACCATTTCTTACTAAGTAAGTCATAATAGGTGCTCCATCATCAACAGCTTTAGTTATTACCTCTGCCATACCTTGTATCACAGGGTCTTTGTCAATCCAAAAATCTGCTGATTGTCCACCTGCTTTTAGAAAATCATCTAGTTCTCTACCTACACTGGTTAATGTTTTTGTTGTAGCTGTTTTACCAGTAATACCAACACCAGGTAAAACCATAGTTGGGTCTGTTAATGCCATACCACCTAGGTTTGAAATAAATCCTATCCAAGCATTCCATCCGTGTTTAGGTTCAAAGTTTAAATCAGATATTTTATCTTGTTCTGCAGATAACAAAGCATTAAACTTTGTTTGAAATTCGTCATCTGACATATCTGATTTGTTATAAGTATCAACTAAATCATTTATGTATCCTTCTGTTTCTAGTTTTACATCAGCTATAACATTGTTTAATGGTGAGTATTCTCCACCTAATGAACCAGTAAGTGTATATCTAATCTGGTCACCTGGTGTAGCTGGTATGCTATATCTTTTAAAACCTTCTCTAGAAGTCATAGCTTCTTGAAAGTATTCATTAGAACCGAAGTATTGCTCTATACCTTCTGTACTACCAGAACCTAACAACTGATTAGATGTATCTATATATGCTTCTAATCTTTCTTGTAGTGTTGGTTCTCTTACTTCGCCATCTTGTGCAATCTTTAAGTTTTCTCTATACACACTAGGAAAATGTTTATTAATAACTTCTATATCTGTTTGTGTAAATTTAAAATCTTTTTGTGTATTTAAAAAACTTAAACTATCTGTTACTGCTAATGGAGCTAAGTTTAATTGTTCTTCTGTTAATTCAAATCCTAATGTTCTTGCACCTTTTTTAATAGCACTTCTTACTGCACCAGCTTCTAAACCTTTGATAAAAGATTGTAGCTTCCAGGTTATAGGTATTTCATTATCTTCTGTTTCTGGGTCTCCAACAAATCTAGAGTAGTCTCTATCTAATTCTTTACCTTGTTCTGCAGCTAGTCTTTGCAATTCTGCTTTAGCTGCGACACCATAAGAGTTAGCACCACCAACTTGGAAGTCTTGGAACCTAGCATTAAGTCCTACAATTAGAGCATTAACTACTGTACTTTTTCTTAACTGTGCATCACCCCATAAATCTTGTCTAGTCTCTTGTTGTACATCTTTAGTTTTTTGTACACCATCTTTTATCTGTTGCCAAAAAGAGGTACTTCTTTTTTTAACAAAATCTTCTTTAGGGTCTGGTACAACTGTCTCTGTATCTTTCCAAAGATTGTAATAATCTGTACCTGTCAATCCCATAGATGCTGCTGCGTATGGTAAGTCACTATCTTCGTTAGGGTTCATAGATTGGAAGTCTAATGTTTTTTTACCTAGTGCTTCTACTTCTATTTCAGACATAGAACTTTTAGCTTGTTCTACAGCTTGTTTGTCAAGGTTGTGTTCTTTTTGTGACTTAAGCCACTCTTGACCCCAGTTCATATAAAACGACATTAGATAAACCTATATTTTAGTTCTGGGAACCTATCTAGCAATACTTGCTTAGTAACTTGTGCTTCGCTTATTGGTGTAGGTGTACTTAATTGTTTCTCTGGTACAAATCCAGGTTCATCTGGAAATTGTGTAGGAGTATTAAATACATCACCTATTGGTTGTTGTGTTATAGCAGCACTAGGCATACCACCTGTAGCTGCAACTTCATTCTTTATAGCATCTATCTGACCTTCGATAGCTGTTGATTGTCCTGTTGGGTCGCCTTCCATTCTTGGTGGTACAACTAAATCTGCATACGCTCCGTCTACTGTCATATCTGTTGCTTGTTTAAACGACTTAGATTTGCGAACCATAATCATCTCCATTATCTATTTCAAACCCTAAAGCTACACTAATGTAAACATTTGGTATTGGCGTAGGAATAATAAAACTACCTAAAGGTACATCACCTAATGCTTCTTCTGGTCTAACAATAGGAGATAAATTTATAATTGTTTCTACTTCTTCTGTAAAAGCTGGTTGGTTCCAGTCTTCTTGATTTATTATATCAATAAACTGTTCATTAATTTTATCTGGGTTAGACAAGACCAGCTCCTGGAGGTATAGCAGGTCCAGCTGCTACCTGTTCTGGAGGTAATCCTCCACCTAACTGCGAAAGAACAGATGCTATATCTGGTTCTGGTTGTGCAGCTGCCTGTTGCTGTTCTTGTGCTTGAACTTCTTCTTCTGTATAAAACTCGTCTAGTATCTCTGTCATGTTCTGTGGATTTTTTCTAATCTCTTTAGCAGCCAAACTAGCTTTTATATTACCTTGTGCTGCTTGTGCCATAAGTGCTTCAAACAATACAGTCTCTGCTTTTTCTGCATTAACTCTATTTTGTATTTGTGAGATGTTATCTAATCCATCTAAATTTTCTTGTAATGTTTGCATATCTATTACACCTTGTTGTTTTAATTGTAAACCAGTAATAATTTTTTGTGGTTCATCAAAACCAGCCATAACTCCATATACCCTGCGTGTTTTATATAGTTGTCCTATATCACTTTCTGGTACATAAGTTTCTTTAAATGCTGTGCCTTTACGATAACCAGCAATAGGTTTACGCATCTTGCCATACATTGCTTCATCCCACTCAAGTCTTTTAGCGTCTATTTGTTGTAAAGCGTCTTGCATAACTGTTTGATATTCTTTTACATGCAGTGATGATGACTGACCAAGTTCTTCTAGTCCTCTACCAGTAACAAAAGCATTAGGCGATTGCCCATCATCTGATACTGGATATGCAGAACCTAGGCGAAGATGTCTTTCTAATCTATCTATCTGTTGGAACAACTGATAAGGTAAGTTGTTTACTGGTTTTGATACTTGACTACCTGGTGTCAAATAGTTTACAGCGAACCTACCTTTTCTATATTGTCCACTTTCTATCTCGCCAATGATGTTGGTTTCTGTAAACACAGCATCTTCCATTGCAATGACAGATAGAATATTTATCTTTGCCATATTAGCCATCAATCCTATAACATGATGAAATTGTCCTTGTAGTTGGTCAAAGCTAAAACGCTTTGCTATAACAAATCTTGGTCCAGACTTTAATGGGTTAGGTATAAAATCTAATATAATTTTGTTCTCTGGTAAGAAAACATAAGTACCTTCATCATCATAATACTCTGCAACAACTTTACCTGTTCCATCTTGGTTAGCCCATGTTTTGTCGTGACTAGACATGTAAGCCATTGTGTTGTACTCATCATTTACTTCATCCATAATTACATTTTTAAACTGTGGATAAGTCCTAGCTAATTCTGCGTGAGGTATTCTTTGCAGTATTGCTAACTCTTTAGGTTGTTGGTCTGCACCAAAATGTCCTGGGTAACAAAGATAAGGGTCTTTAATTTCTGCGTATGGATATGGTACTCCATTTGCATCTACTTTTTCTTTTAGTACCCATACAGCAAAACCATAACCAGGTAACCATCTACCAACTTGTGGTAATTGTAAATCTAATTTTTGTATATCGTCATAAGCAGTAACAATGCGTTCTAGTTTCTCTGCTCTTTTTGTAGCTCTCTCACTATCTTTATCATTAAAAATATCTACTTTTAAATCTGGTGCTCTACCAATTTTTTGTGCAAATCTCTCTAACGCAGACATAAGTAAGTTAGGTGCAGGTAACTGTTTGTAATCCATGTCACGCATATCTTTACCAAGTAATGCTTTTAATCCGTCTGCACCACCATTAAGTATCGCTCTTACATTGTGTTTGTCTGCTGACATAACAGAGTTGAGTTGTCGTAGTTCATATACTCTGTTGTATAATTCATCTGCTGTCTTGACCATTTATCTCCAACTATCTAAATCTATTCCTAGTCCTTCATAACCTGTAAAACTAGGTGAGTAATCCATACCCATTGTAGCAAGTTTCTCTTTTTGTAAACGCCTTATTGTCTTCATTGGAAACCAACTTGCCATAACTATGTCAGACTTTGTACCTACTGACCTACTCTTGTTTTGAGCAGAACTAAAATACACTAACTGACTTCTGTATAAGTTTACCTTTTCTTGTGCCTCAAAGCTACGATAAGGTAAATTAATTAGCTTATTTGCAAACAATGGTCTCATAGCAGTAACACCATAAACTGGGTCATGCTTGTTACCATAAGTCTGTGTACCTTCTAAAAATACACCATGCTTTGCAGCAAACTCTCTAATTGATTTATCTTGTCGTATTGCTCTTTGAAATCCATTCTCCTCGATAACCCAGTGTGCTAGGTTATATTCTTGAAACCATTTTTTAATTATTTCTAGTGCCTGTGGTATACCTCCACCTAAAGAGTTTTCCATATCAATCATAAACAAAGTGTCGTCTTCTTGATTGTATCCCCACAAAAATGCTGCTTGGTATCCAGTTGATGCAGGGTCAAGTCCTGCTATTAATCGTACATTAGCAGGTACCTGCCCAATATCTCTAGTCTGGTCTCTACAATATTCTATCTCCTCGGAAGAAAATAAACTTAGACCATCTGGCATAGCTACATTAAGATATACCATTTCGTAAATCGCTCTACCACCTGTAGTTTCTGCAGCAGACTTTCTACCCATTAACCACTTGTAAGTTCTTTTCTCTGACCACAACATACATTTTTTATGTACATCATTATCCCAGTCTGGTAGTGTACAAGCTACATCATGTGCTTGTTCTACTGTTGTAGACCAGCTTTCATTATCTACTAAGTGTGAATATAAATCGTCATAGTGTTGTCTAGAACCAATAACAATCATTGCCGTATGTTCCTCTTTACGACTTGATAATGTTGTAGTCCACCAGTTTCTTGTGTTCTCTCTTGATGCTGGTTGCATAGTAGAGCTGTGGTCCTCAATGTCATCAGCAATAATTATGTCACAGTCACGAGACAAAATTTTACCACCTCGTCCAAGTCCTACCATTGTTGGTGACTTGATACCTGTGACTGTTCGTGTGCCTACTGTAAAACCATTTTGTGACCATGATTTACTAGATTTTGTTTTAGGTTTAAATGTTGGTCCAGGTCCACAAAGTTCTTCTATTAACAATTCATTATTTTCTAACTGGTCCATAACTGCACTAACAGAGTTCTTTGCAATGTCTTCGTTACCACCTACCCACATAATTCTTATGTTAGGGTTTTTAGCAATAAGCCATACAACAAAATGTATAAGCAGTTCCGTTTTACCATGTCGTGGTGGTGATAATATCATGTGTTGCCCACCAGTCTCTATAGCTTCCATAATATTTTCTATCCAGTTTTTATGAAACTTAGGTGTTAGATATGGTATGCCTTGTTCTGTTCTAAAGTACCTATCTCTAAACTCGTCAAAATCTTCTAGTGTTTTTTCTGCTACTACTGGTAAAGCCCATGTTTCCTGGGCTTGTTCTGTTTGTAAATCTTCTAAATACGCCTGGTATGCCATCTGTACTGCTGCAGGTGTTGTCTCTAATATTTTTGCAACATCCGTAAGCGTTATAGTTTTTTCGTATATCTCTTGTGCAAGTCCAGATGATTTAATATCTTCGTATACTTGACCACGCCTTGTTGCAACACTTGGTTTTTGTGATGGTATGTCTAAACTATCATCTTCCTGTTGCCATTCTTTACCAGCTTTTCTAGCTCGTTTTTTTTGCATGTTTATTCTGTTAGCACATCTATCAGAACAATATTTACGCTTACCTTTAGGCAAAGGTCTATGGCATCCTCCTGCGTAACATAAAGGTCTACTTGCCATATTTCTTACAATCCTTATTCATACATACTACTTTACCATCAATTACTGATAAGTGTTCGTCACAGGATGGACAAGGTATCAAATTATTTTTTCTTTTTGGGGAAACCCTTTTTCATATTTGCATACGCTTTTGGGCTTATAGTAGAGTTCTTTTTAGACCTACTGGTACCAGCTTTTTTTCTTTTGTTCATATTGTAATACAAACCTTTTTTAGCTGCCATACTTACTCCTTACCACATCTTACAAGACCAATATCTTGGGCTTGTTTTATCTTTAGCTGTACTGCATTTGTGTCTTGCTCTAAATGATGCTCTAGCTTTTGGGTTATCTTTCCGTATCTCCATGTTTGGGTCACCGAACATAACCTTTTTAACTTTGCTACCATCTTGCACAAATACTTTGAATTTTTTTCTTCCATGTCCTGGTTCGCCTTTACCAATCCTAGATGGACTGTTTAACTTAACAGACTTACCTTGATATTCAGCCATACTTACTTCTTTTTCTTTTTACCTTTTTTGGATTTTTTCTTCATCCCTTTTGGGTAACCTATACCTTTTGGCATATTAACTCCTATGTAGTTTCTACTATCATAACACAAAACCTCGCCGAAGCGAGGCTCTGTCACGTACAGTTGTCCAAACTGTTATGAAAAATATAACAATCCACAAAAACATTTCTCCATTACACTGTACACCACATACTGTTTCTTAGATGAAAAGTTTTCCCTTCTTATTATAAATAGAAGCG